ACATAACAGCCAATTGTTAATACATGACAGAAACAATACTTTCACAGTGAATACGTCTTCTACGAGCGAAACCGTGGTGATTCCAAATGGGAACTACGATGGCGTGGATTTGGCGAGTAACGTCGTACTTTCTTCTTCAATCATAGATACCGCCACATATAACACGACTACGAATGATATTACGTTCAGTAATCTCACGAATGATTTTACGTTTGCATTTTACGGGGGTGAAAGTGGATACACGTCTTCTGCTCTATACACGACGCCACACGATGCACTCGGACTTCCGGCAAATAATGTACATTCCAATTCCAATACACTAAAAACCGGGAGTCTCAACCTACAAGGTGTGGATGCTTTCGTGTTAAAATTGAGTAGTGGTTCCGATGAATTTAATAAAACGATTTATTCTGACACACCCTTTTATACCGGGAGAATACTTGCCTGTGGAGACGTCATAAACTACTCTGGAACAGACGACATAGTCGAACACAATTTCGACTCTGGTCAAAAAGAAGTCATATCGTCTATACGCGTACAATTCTTTTACAGTAGTAATGGACGCCTGATACCATACGATTTCAGAAACGCAAATCACGTGCTTAAACTTGCACTCACGTGTTCTACTGACAAGCTTGAGAATGTAGCTAAAGTGGAAAGAGATTTCAGTCTTCCACCACCAATTCACATTCCGGAATTTGAGGATGTGAATAGATGGGATGCTTTCGTATCCATATTTCTGATAGTATTGGTTGGTGTCGTGATGATTCTCGTGTCCAATAAACAACCTTAGCGAGTAACCGCGTAGAGTGGTTGCGCTGGTTTGCGGACACGGGTGGACACACGGGAGATGCCAAGATAGACAACAATGGACAACAAGGTCGTGAACAAGGCAGTGAGCGTGTAGTTCATGCCACCGTTCTTGTTAACCTTAACGACTTGGTTAACCAACCAACGGACGAGGTCCATCCACGAGAGAGCAGCCGCGAAAGAGAAACCGGCGACGACGGCGTTCAAGGATTGCGATTCGAGTTCTTGGCTGATGAGCGTAACAGTTTCAGCGGCAGACATGGTATATATTACAATTAGAAAATTTATTCTGGGACTAACTCTTCTACTACGAGTATTTTCTTATACTTCTTGGCCTGCTGATACCCCTTTGTTTTACCATCTTCCTCTGATTCGGACTCTGACTCCGACTCCAAGTCAGAGTCACTATCGGATTCGCCGGTCCTAAACTTTTTATATTCAGAATCGGTCCACCCTTCTGGCTCAGTGTCCATTATTATCAATAGCATTTTTTAAAATCTGCTCTGACGGGTTCAGTGGAACCCACGAATCCCACAAATCATACGATTCGTTTATTTTATTCATGACAGTATCGTCACCCGAATATCTGGTAAATTCACCTTCACCTTCTTCCAAAATCTCAATATCTTCTTCATCATCGTCATCACCTTCGTATATTTCTGGAAAATGCGAACCAATCTTTTGACCGACCTCATGCATGGCACAATACTTCATCGCGTATTCCACGTCTTTCATGAGAACGGTATTTCTTCCACACGCCTTGGCGTACTCACACGCCAATAACATACCTTTTTCGATAACTGGAATCATTATGTTTGACATGGCTTCCATGTATTGTTCTGATTGCCCATCGGCACTTCCCGTTGGATCAAAACCCGTCTTCATTATGTATCAAATAGTAAAGTGCAAGTTCCGTTCTCCACTCGGAGTATGTTATAACTTTGCGCGTAGACTCTAAGTTGTTTATCTTTATTTGAGGTGTAATCAAATAGACCAATGCGAACTAGTTGATTCTTTATTTGTGAAAAATTGAGTTGACCTGTGGGATACCAACGCTCTGGTTCAAGTGCAAAGCTATATGAATAAAATCGCCTGTATACGGTAGTCCTAGAGTGGTGTTTCCCAGGTTGTATAGCCCTGAGGTGAACAATGTTTCCGGTCACTTCGTCCAAAATTGGTTCTCCATCAAAGTTCATTTCGATATATTTGACTTGTTCATTGCTAGTAAATAGATTGTATCTATCTACATACGCAGTTGAACAATACTGATAAGGGGTGGCAAAATCGTTTATAACACTTGGATTGTTTTCGAATTTATCCTTGACCACGAAAAATAACTCTTTCACTGGATTATTAAATGACAACCTCACTTCATGCACGTTGCTTTTATTCACTGTATCTGGTTTACCATCGTGTTTATTCAATTCAAATGTGTTCGTTTGTGTCTGCGTCACTATGTAGTCAACGCGTTTTGGAAAGGTCTTATCTTTCAGAGATACCATTTCCGTCACGAGATTTAAATTTTTTATGAGATTCTTTGGATTCTGTCCCAAATAATATGATACATTATCGTTACCATACAATGTATTGTTCAATGCAAATATGCACTCCTCCGCCTTCCTAAACTTTATAACGACTTCAACTTCTTGTTTCGTGATTGCGTGTAATGGAATTGCGAGTTCTGGGTGTTCATGAAAATAAAATGGAAGATCTACTCGATACGATGTGTCGACCTTTGAACTGTCCACTCTGTCATCTCTTATTCCAGCGTAATAATCCGTATATATGGGGAATATCTTGTACGGTTTTCCAACCAATTTTCTGAGTGCAGACTGTTTAGATTGTGTGACAAACACTTCAGAATGTATAGCCAGCATATCCGACGGAATCCTTTGAACGAGTGTGCCTCCTATATACAGTTCTGCGTATTCTATCATAGCTTGTGCAATGGATTCACAGTACGTCACGTGATCATGCGAAGGAGATATACTTTGATCTATGGCACCGAGTGTGATTTTTAAACTCAACCCCTTTATCAAATCACCTTGATCTTGGGGTATCACACACCTGACCTCCTCATCAAATTCAGTGTGTCCAGTGAAGTCTAAATCATCGTAGAATCTGGCGTAGTTTCCATGCTTTTTAAAATTTTTTATGAAATATGTATATTCTGGATCATCCGTAAACAGCCTGTCCTGTGGACCCACAGTTTCAATTTGGACTCTACCAGCCATTACTAATATTACCCCCTAAAATTTTAAACCAGCCATCCCCCCACTCACTCTGAGAACGTTATAATTAGTTGCGTACACATGCAAAGTGTGTGAGTGTGTGGTAGAGTTTACGTCTAATTCTACTTCTAGAAGTTTATGTATCACGCGACTCATGTTTACTTGACCAGTTGGGTAATGTACATCGGGTTTCATTGAAAAACTATAAACACCGAATTCATTGTCTGTATCTATTGAGTTTGTGTAATGTCTCAATGGCTGTTCTGCAGACAATAATAAATTATCTGCATCTATCACATCGTTGTTGTTAAATTTCAAGTTCACGTGTTTTATTGGAATGTGTTCGCGTGTGATATCATCTCTCGCTAAGAAAAAGAGCTCTTTTACCGGGTGTTGGAAATTAATCATCACCGCTCTTTTGGTGACACCTGCCTTCATGCGTATTTCAGACATTTGAGTCTGTGTTATGACATATTCTATAGGTCTAGTGAGTATGAAATTTTTCTCTTCCGGTGTCACATATACAAAATCGCAATATAGACTCATATTTCTTGGAATCATGGAACATGATGGTGCATATGCACCAGTTGTGAGGTACATAGTTTGATTATCAAAACTGTATTCACCAACCAAATTATCTATGTCCGACCTCAATTTAACTTTTACCTCTACCGTGTGTACGTCTAAACCACACGTTGGTATGGCCAAACTCGGGTGTCTATTAAAATAGAATGGAAGCTGTATTTTGTACTTTTGAAATTTGTTATATTTGTCGTAGTAGTCATCGTATATGAGCAAATCACTGTTATGCAAAGTTGTTGGAACTAAAGTGAAATTGGTGTCGTTATCCGTGTAATTTAATTGATTATACATATACACATAGTCACCGGTAATTCGTTGAATTAACTGACCACCTATGAAAAGATCTGCGTATTGTATTAGTTTGCTTGGCATTGATTTTTCTTTCCATCTAAATTGTCTCACATCGAGTGACATAGAATAGCTAGAATATACGATAGAAAACCCTGTGTAATCACCCGTAATCACTGGTATTTTTAATTCATACAAATCATTTCCCAAGTAAGACCACTCGTATGGCAGAGAACTACCCCCGTCATCGAGTGTCAGTGTGAAAGTACTATAAAACACATACGTTTTGCCTTGGTAAATAGGATATGATGGTGCATCTACACCGTCTACCGTAAGCACAGGAGGTGCAGCAGATGTAGACACTGTGTGCGTAGTTGTACCCTTGCTGTAAGGCGGGGGTAAATCTAAGCTCAGTGTCACGCCCTTAAGCATGTCACCGGTGTTATTCTGTATACGCGCCGTAGCTTCACTTCCAGGTTCTTGAAAACGATCGAATGGAATCTCCACCTGTTCGAATGCAAATTTAGTATGACGTCTAAAACGTGATACAAAATGTGAATATTCTGGTTCTTCGGTGAGCCACCTGTCCTGGATGCCTCTGGTTGCGAGTGTTAATTTACCCGACATTCCTATTATTTGTGAGTAAAATTTTGTGAAATAAAACGATACGGTATTTTAGAATGAACATTCAGTTGCGAAAATTCAATCCAGCCAAAATGGACGACGACAGAATATGCGTCTTCATTGGAAAACGTAACACAGGTAAATCAACACTTGTGAAAGACATTATGTACTATAAGAAGCATATTCCAGCGGGGATTGTTCTATCAGGCACTGAAGAAGGAAATCACTTTTATGGAAATTTCATTCCCGATGTGTGTGTTTACGGTGATTACGACGGTGAAGCCGTAGACAGGGTATTATCCAGGCAGAGAAAGCTCGTGGGTACGAAAGGAAAAAACAAAACGAACGGGGCGTTCATGCTTCTCGATGATTGCATGTACGATTCCAAGTTTTTGAAAGAGACCAGGATACGTCAGTGTTTCATGAACGGTAGACACTTTAACATCTTCTTCATGTTGACGATGCAATACGTAATGGACTTACCACCAGCCTTACGTGCGAATGTGGACTACGTGTTTATACTCAGGGAAAACATCATACAAAACAGAGAAAAACTGTATAAGTCATTTTTTGGTATATTCCCATCGTTCGATATGTTTTGCAAGGTGATGGACGCGTGTACAGAAAACTATGAGTGTCTTGTGTTAGATAACACAGTTAAATCTAATAAAATACAGGATTGTGTATTTTGGTACAAGGCAACTATTCGCAACGGATTCAGGGTGGGAAGCCCACAACTTTGGAGTATGCACAAGAAAACGTACAATCCAAAATATCTAGAACAACAGGAGGCGGATGCAAAGAATGCCACTAAGAAAACACGTCTCACAGTCACGAAACGAAAATGACGATGCGTCACTCAACGATTTCAAAAAAGTCAGTCTACATAAATGTCGACTGACGTCCGGACGTTGAATCTCTCTGAAAATGATGATGGAATGGTGCCTCTCACGACTTCTTTCGTGCAACAAAACCAACCTGAAAAAAATGTGAGTCAAAATAAAGAAATGACCATGGATTCCACTCCAATCTCCGACATCATGGGCCAACCAGAGATGCCACTTGAACCCCCAATGATGGAGTCCGATCCACGCGTACAGCAGCCAATTGTCATGCAACAGCCCATGGTTATGCAGCCACAGCAGCAGCAGCAGCAAATGGCTCCACAAACTAAGAACCCATTCAACCTTACTGATGAGCAGATGCAAGCCGTCGTTGTTGCGGCGTGTACTGCGGCTGCCATTAGTAAGCCTGTGCAGGAAAAGCTCGCCAATTACGTGCCACAATTCTTAAACGAACAGGGACACCGAAGCATGGTCGGCCTCGCGGCGACCGGTGCCGTGGCGGCTGGTATTTTCTATGTACTTAAGCGATACGCTTAATAACGTATGCGATAAACATAACGAGCGCCTTCATTAAATATGTTAGCGCCAATCAAGCCGATGACAAACGCGGCTATCAATAGTGCCAAAGACTTTCCGGTGCTATTGATATCCTTGCCAAACATCCGAAGATCCTTTTTGACATCACCGATAGTACTTATGAATATAGACGCAAAAGCATACGCGATGCCACAAGCCAATACGATAAACTTGTGATCAACACCCAAATTATCGAGTTTGAGACGCCTGTAACCACCTCTCGCAATCAAGTTGAGGGTGATTGGCATCAACACAAGTATGAGCGCAGAAACAATCCATGGCTTAGTTTCGTTACTCGCCTTGTCCACCAATACTGGACTCAACATGATGAGAAGAGATGCCAACCACATGAAAATAAAAACAAAGAGCTGTCGGTTCATTTATCATATGTATACATTATTTATCCTGGATGTGTTTACCACAAAATTCAGTCTTCTCTGGGATCTCTTGGTACACACCTATGGCAACGCACATAGACTTAAGCTTTTCGTATTTGTCCCAGTAATCTGAACTGTGTTCATATTCATCTACGCACCCGTGTGCGAGTTCGTGTATCAACACGTGCATGATTTCGTTTGGTTCACCGTCTATGCATAGACCTATCTCGTAGCCCTTGTTGACGTTGTACCCAACACTCCCACCTTGGGCCCTGTGGTGCGCTGTGATAGGTATCTCATAAACTAAGTGTGCGAACTCTTCGTCACCAGAGTCTTGTATGTGGTTTCGGAGGATCTCATATTTTTCCTTTACGACGCGAAGCTTCTCTGGTACAGTCGTGTTCATGAGTATGAGTGCATTTATGATGAGTAAAAGTAACACGAGTATCATCTCTTATATACAAAGATAAATTTAGAGTAAAGATCGGATATGGGATTTCCTGAAAGAGGTTCCCATGACTGAAGCCTAAAACCTATTTTTTCTAAACGCGTCACTAACAGATCTCTGTGTGCTATGGGTTCGGACTTTGCACCATCTTCGTAATACGGTGTGTCTTCGAGATTGACAAAAAGTTTTTCACCAAATTGACCATTACTTGTTGATTTCATGACGAAGAAGCTTCCGTTTCCGTAATTAAGTGGGGTCTTAAATATGATTTGATTTGAATCGGGTATGATTCCAATGAGTTTACCCCCCGGTTTCATACGTTTTCCTATCTCTCGTGTACTATCCATGAATAGATCTTCATTTGCAAATATGTAGTGGATCGAAAAGTTATAACACACGACATCGTATTTCCTTTTTGGTGTAGAGATGATATCACCCAAATAAAAATTGACACGAATCTTGTGGGTCTTTGCCCTAGTCTTGGCTTCATTGAGTGCATCCTCACATGGTTCACATGCACTAAGATTTACGTTACATTGTTTATATTTTCCTAGGTCACCCCCGAACCCACACCCCACATCCAACACCGCGTCTCCTTCTCTACATACTCTCTGTATGAGTTCTCTCTTCTCCGCGTTGTGATGTTTGCGTATCTCCTCCATACTCCTGTTTGTTATTTTTTATCACTCGTTTGACTTAGGCATAATTCGTGATAAAGACGAGTCTTTTCTTTATGTGTATGATTTAGACATTGGTGTGGAATGGATTTTAAAGTAACACCATACTTTTTCAAAAAATAAAAACAAAAATTTTTTTTTATTTTTTACACTTTCTTTTAAAAGAAAAAAGTTTTGAAAAAAAAAATAATTTTTTTATAAAATTTATAGAAATAAAAAAATTTATAGAAAAAAAATATAAATTTAATTACTAGCTAATTTTAATTAAGTATTAGAAAAATCTCATAAATATGCTATTTCTATGGATGTCTCCACAAGACCAATTATAAACGTAACAATGATTATGACCATTACCTTCCATGAACTTAGAAGCAGAGAGTATGTCCGAATCAAGTCCAACGTTGAGTGTGTTATAAACATCGAAGCCCGCATTTCTTGCTAAAATGACTGCATCTTTTAGGTCTCCAACTCCCGTGTCGTAGAACATGTAGGCTTGCTTTATGTGTATCCCGGTTTTCACGGACGTGTAAGGTACTGAGTAATATGATGTGACGTGATCATTGTCATCTATGTATGTGTACACTATATCATCGACTGGCATGAGATATCTAGACACGTAGTCTTCATCTATCACGGGTGCGATTGAATATTTCGACATGTGTGCATTTAGTGCGCGCGAAACTCTAGGTATGTCTTCTTTGGTCATGAGTCTGTGTTGACAAGACCCACGCACGATGTGAGACCTTTCACGTTCTTGTGAAAATTTTGCCTTATTGAGTTTGGGTACGTTTAAGAGTCTGTGCCAATACTCCGTCTTAGCCACAGCCCCGGGAAGTTCGGCGACGGCCGTGTACACGGCTTGCCAAATTCCCCGAGCGTTGGCGCGTCTCCGAATCTCGGATATGAGCAATGGTGCGAGACGTTGATTCCGTAACGTGTCGTGAACACACAAAAAGTTGATTTGGAGAGCATCGAAGGTATCCTTCTTGACCCTGTATTTACACGGCATGCCCGAGATGAACCCGACGAGCTTACCACCCGATTTGGTTCGAAGCCCGAGATTCCACTCGGGTGTTGTCGCCCACTCGACAAACTGTTCGCTGTACTCGAGCGCGAAATGTTCATCACGGATGTAGTGAACACTCAAGAGTTCGGCGGCTTCTTTTACGGTACACTCGGACCATTCGAACTGTTCGGGTAATGCGATCGGGTTTGGATCAAAGTCTCTACACGTGTTTATCTCACCCATGTATTCCCCGTGATTTTCTGGTACGGGTTGGGTATTCCAAAACTCGTGCATTTATATACACACGCACTTTAGTTTTAAGTTGGCTTAAAGTTTTGAAACGTCTATAAGTCAGAAAAATGTCTCTCGAGCAAGATTACACTACCGTTCCAGGTCAACTCTATGCGTGTCTCTCCGTGGTTGGTCCAGAATGTCCTCAGAAGAATGATAAGTTTGGTATCAAGATCAGAGGCGCTTTCAACTCGAGAGAAGAAGCTGCGTCGCACGCAAAGCGTCTCCAAAAAGAAGACGCCACTTTCGACATTTATGTCGTGGATATGTATAAATGGCTCTTGATCCCACCGGACCCCACGGCCATCGATGACGTGCATTACACGAACGAAAAACTCGAAGAACTCATGGTTGGGTACAAAGAGAATCAGCAAATGGCTGCGAAGATGTTTGAAGAACGTAAGCGAGACATGATGCAGTCTGGTACGAACATGTATATTAAGCCAGGTGATGAGAACTCTAAGTACTACACGAAGCCAGATGAAGCTCCGATTTCTCACCCGGCCGAAGTCATCGAACGCCTTAAGAAAGAAAAGCCAGACGCTCCCATGGAAGAGCTCGTGAAAGAAGCCGATGCTATCGTATCGAATGAAATTGAGGAACGTAAGAAGAAGCGTGAAGAGGAAGCAAAGGCAAAGGAGTCTACGGAAGCACAAATCAATGAAGGCGGTGAAGTCGAAGAAGGTGAAGAAGCGACCTCCAAGTAAATTTAAAAATTAAAAATAAAATCACGCATATAATAAGTATGTTGACTATCGCACTCAACGTAGTGACCATTCTTATCGCGTTATACATATTCGGTTTAAGTGTGCGAGACCGTCAGGTCAGAGAACTTAAACGGAAGATGGATGAAGAGGATCCATACGTATCGGCCACAGAAGTAGCCGAAGCCGCGTCGAAAGACCCACTTATAGTGAGTCGTGCGTATTTTTTAGAACCCAATAAAGGTGAACCCACGATAGATTTTGAAGGATTCTCATCCTGGTCTAAGGATGACTGGTTGCATGGTTTTCCCCATGAAAAAGCCTAGGATGAAGGCAACAAAGATGACGATGTAGGCCGTTTTATCTAAATTGGAAAAAATATCAATTTTTTCTTGATAATGGGGCATGGGTGGCGGCGGTGGTGGTGGCGGAGGATAATAATACAT